TAAGTCAACATCATACTCCACAAACAGCAGTCCTACGGGCTCCTCAGGGCCAACAACGGCACTGATGAACTGTCCTGTGTCCGATGAACGATCTCTGCTTCCAATCTGCACCGATACTGGTTGTGGTCCGGCAGCGATGTCGGGTCCAGGGGTATTGGATACAAAATAAGACTTTCTCTTATGTAGATTGGCAGGTCGGCAGTTGATTGTGATCTTTGGTGTGTAAATTGGGGCTGTTTCAGCACCAATGAACGCATTCAGAGCACGCACAGCATTAGCATCGTTAGGGGCGGGGTCAGTTGGATCGTAGTCTACGGCCATTGTAACACTACCTGAAACAGTTGTGGGTGCAGTGGTGATGAATTCAAACCTCAATCTCTTGAAGAGATATGACTCATAGTTCTGGGCGACGCGTGATAACCAGGGAAACATTGCTTCGTTACCGGGATTAATCGGTTGACGAACATTGAACCCAGTTGACGTGCCCAGCCCTATGACAGTATGAAACATTTCACGGTGCACAACGCGGCACGAATTCGCAGAGCTGGTGAGCTTCGGTGCGCGGTTGATCGTGCGGATTGCTTGTGTAACCACTGCCTCCCGGAGGGGTCTTTGAGGGGGATTAGCCCGAGGCCTGCGTGCCTGACGATTTGCGGCGTCAAGCTCGCGGTCTCTGCGAGCTACCCTCCTCTCCGCTCGTTGTTCCAGTTCCTTTTCATGCTTGACTTCATAACGTACCTGGCGTTTCTGTGAAGGGGTGTTGGGTCGTACCATAGTTAGTAATTAATCAGATTCTGTAACTATACGATACGGGTGGTCGGTCACTTATGTCACAATTTTCGACTGAGTACATGTAGTCTACTAGTGGATCAATAATTACTATAGGCTGGTGCAATTTAACCTTCTTGATTATCTCTTCAACTTCGAGGCAATCTTGACGGCTTACACCAAACTTTAGCATGAAATATTTCTCCCAGTCAATTTTCGTGACCCTGTGATCGTTCTTTCGCATAAAATCCACTTTCTCCCTGAGGTTAATAACGCGATTACCGGAGGCAATTTGCTTACGCAGGAATATGCCAAGAATCGGACAATCGTGGAAAAAAGGTACGAAAGAGTCGCACACAGTGTTAACCCATGCTGCTTCCTCCTTTGGGATAATGGGGCGGATTGTCCACAATAGTTTAACCAAGGTACGGGATATAAAAGGCCCAAAGGCGAGTTTTTCATCATGTGTTGGATACCACTGTCCGTGGACAAATGTGACGTCGTATACACAAGTGAAAACTCTAGCTTTTGGTATAATGCCATATCCTTCCTCAATGGTTGACAACCTGGATACATCTGAAGTGGCCCCATGTAGTATTGCCAGCATGTCGTCGCCCATGACAATGATGTCACAGGAGTCGAAACCACCTAACTCCTCTAGTGCATTTATGATTATTATTAAATTAATGTAACTATTACCTGATGAAGTGTCGTAGTGTCCTGACTTGCGAGTTGTTCTGGAACTGAACCGGACAAAGGAATTACCATGCATGTACTTGCCATGTGCACGGTAACATTGGCGATTAAATGCAGCTAAGTTAGGATCCATTTCTTCCATAGCTTCATTTGCCAGATTGAGATGATCTTCATTCATCGTTGCATCCCATGACTTACCATCTCTTTCATAGAAAGTTTTGGTTCCAGGTCGTTGCAACGCATCAAACATCCAATCAGCGATGTCCGTCATGTTCATTCCACAGCCTATCCTGCAGTGGTAGGTGTGCTTGAGCTTTAGGGGTTCATGACTAACTACTTGGCATATCGTTTTCTGATATGCTGCATAGCTAGCGCCCCAGACCGATCCGGCAACTGTGAGATAATAGCCCTGAATGATACGGGCCTTATCCAGACAGCTCTCGGTTTCCGGTTTGTAAGTGCCCTCGCACGCCTCCCTCTTCGGGAAGAGCTTCACTCGTACACTAACTTCGCTACCGTCAGGTAGAAGTTCCTCTTCTAGTGCACGTGTGAGTTTATCTCGTTTGGCTGGTAAACAACTGCTAATCCAGTCCTCCTCGTTTACCTTGATGTCAGTGTAGACAGCACTGAACGTGTTAAACCAACTAGCCCCCCTGAACCGTATGGGGGTATGTTGCTCTGGTTGACGCTTAAGATGCCGTGTGACCAAGCCATTATGCACTGTACTACAGCATTTTGAAACACAGTTGCAAATGCCAAAACTGATACCAAGGAGGCTACACCCAAGTTGCGGGTTTGTAGGACAATCGCATGACTCAATTCGACTGCTGATCTTATGCTTGGGGTCGATAAGAGCTTCATCGCCTTTAGGCAAACAGGTTGCTGCAGTTCGAGCTGACTCAAGCAGGTATATCCCGCTACCAGGAGGAGTAATGACGCATAAGCCCCCACGCATTTCACCAAGCGCTTCAATGTGAAACTGGGGACGTAGTTTAAACTGTATTCAAACACTCGACCAACAAGATAGCCGGGATATGTGCAAATAAGTTTATTATTAATCCTTCTGGTTATTCCTTGTTCAGTACCTACGGCATTCAATACGGCTTTGGTCGCCATCTCGGGGGTCACCGAATACGTTCGTGCGAGCGTGCTTATAATGGTTCTAAGCTGATTCGCTCGGATGTCAAGGGTTGCCGATTTCCTAGCCAATACTGCAGCATCAGCTGCTGATTGCAGTGCCAGGGTTGGTGGAGTTGGTGCCAGTCGATTGACTACCAACTTACTATACCCATCCACCTTGATATACTTGATCACCTCTGTATGTGCTTCTGCCCCTCCAAATGTTTTATCAGAGAAGGCATGGATAGTGCAGACAGGGGTGATACAGCGTTCATACAACTTAATACTTGGCCTAACTAAAGCGATTGCCCCAAGAGCTGCCAACGCAATATTGCTGTGAAATGCACTAGTAATTAGTGCACTCGCAATGATAGTCGTTGTGACAGGGGATCGTATTAATTGAGCATGTATTTTATGCTGAACATTGTACAAGGTTTGTGAATGTCGGTATATGTGTTTGCCACCTTCGGTCCGCACCCATTCGTTCGAGGCGTGTTCATATACATTGCCACCTGCATGGAGTGGTGTGAATTTCACATCATCCACGCCAGTGACGTACTGAACTGCTCGTACGAACCAGTTAGGGCGTTCCCATTTGTACTCCGGATCTGTTAGTGGCACGTGCGGTTGCTTGTGGTTCACAATGTGCTCGACACTGGACAGTTCTGTTACCCTTTGCCAATCGCGTGGTTGGAAGTAGTAAGCTGAGTTAGTCGCAGTGTACTGCACATTGGCCGCCACAATGCAATCGCATTCATGCAGCTGGTGATTACACACATTCACCCGGTTTGGGTTAGGTGCGCCACCAGCAGTCCGGTTAACAATGGGTATCTTGCGTGCTGCATTGATTATGTTACGCCCTCTATCCTGTAAGTCAGATATCGGGGCCATAGCATGAAACAGTATGCCAGCGTTGCGCGGTTCGGTGCGGAGCTGATGTGAACGCCAAATGCCTGAGAACCCAGCCCCGATGTCTACGACAGTTCGGAACCCAGTCCTGCCAACTTTCTCAATGGCAAAGCGTTTGATGTTCATTTCGGCTAAGTGTCTTGCTTCAGCCAGCTGTGGATGTCCGTGTATGAAACGGGCAACTGTTGCTGCTGCAGCGGGAGGGGGATGTGTCGGTATTGCGGTCATAGTGTATGTGTTAACGCTGTTCGAGCGGGAATTGTGCAG